GTATAGCGGTTCCGAAATGGAAATACCGGAGCATGAAAAGCTTATTTCCCCTGACTCTATTTTTTCAATTACTCCGATCACACAGGAACTCGCTGCAAAGGTTTGTGCTGAAATTCAAAGCGTACCACTCAGAGAATATAGTGGGACAATCATTCGGGAATTACAAAACAAAAGGATTGATTACGGAGAGTTACCAGAGGATTTTGAACATAGCGATAGAATGGGGGATGATGAAGATTTAGAATTTTAACCACCAAACCGAACTGAAAGCGATGGACAAGGAAAAGAAGGAAAATCAGAAAATGAAAATCGAACAATGTTTTGTGTGTTTATGCCCGGTACAAATCCCAGTAGATTCACCAAAAGGCGTTGTGCTTTGCCCTAAATGTGCGGCCAACTCTGACAAGGATAAGGAGAAATCAAAATAATCAACCACCAAACCGAACCGAAAGTGAGTCTAAAACTATTGATCAAAGGGGATGAAGAATGCAGAGCGCCGTGGTTTTACCGGACGCTCCCAGTTCTTCAAATGGTGCAACGATCAGGGATTACGCACCAAATCATTGGCCGGGGAAGCCAAATCGTTTACGACAACAATCTACCGTGCTTCAATGCGCTGTTTATCCACCTACCACACACCAAGGAAGATTATGAACTGATTGAACGGGCTGCAAAGTGGGGTCTAAAAGTCTGGATTGACTTGGATGATAATTACTGGGAAATCCCACCCCTGAACCGCGCCCACAACTTTTTCGACAAAGACCGTTTGAAAATCCTGGACAATTGTTTGCGCCTGGCTGATCTGATCACAGTGAGCACCGATCCGCTAAACGACTACATTTCCAAATTCAATTTCATCCGGTGCCCGATTCATACGGTCAATAATGCCATCAACGATTTTGTTTTAGGCGAGTTTTTCCCACCGTCCTGGAACTACCAAGGCGGGGAAGTAACGATAAATTGGAGGGGCTCAGAAACCCACGTACCGGATTTACTCGCTTACAAATGGGCATTCACTAAGCGCGACAATATCAAGTGGCAATTTTGGGGCTATGATCCCAGGCTTTTGAATACGAAGTGGTACGGGTCTTTAGATGAATACACGGTGAAGCCTTATGAAAAATCCGTTTTGGACTACTTTATGAGCTTTAGGAGAGAACAAACGGACGTGCTATTTGTGCCATTGGATTACAATACATTCAATCTTGGTAAGTCTGGAATTGCGGCAATGGAGGCGGTTTGGGCTGGGGTTTATCCGCTGTGCTGCGATGGACTTCCAGAGTTTGCGGAGTTTTCCCCAAAAACGCCACTAGAGATTGAATCTTTCATCAATGGATTTTCGATAAAGGATAAATATGTGATTGATTGTTGTGCGGAGCAATACCTACACATGGTCGAAATCGTGAAAGAAAAATACTTGGTGTCTGGACTTGAGCAAAAACGGTTTGAATTACTTGACAAAATGATGCAGTCATGAGGGATAATTTCGGGAACTACCCACCACCACAAGAAGAAATCGAAATCGAAAGAAAGTGGCTGCTTAAAGAATTGCCAAAGGTTGAATTTACTCAGGTGATCCAGATAGAGCAGTATTACAAAGACTTTCTGAGATACCGGAAAGAAACCATTGGAAAGGTCGAATCCTACATTTGCATCAAAAAGGAAAAGCTTCAACCAGGAGTAAACCGTGAAACCTGGCAGGACTGCACCAAAGAGGACTATTTTTTCAACTACCCACAAGGCGAAAAGCCGATCAAAAAAACCCGGCATGTCTTGGAGTATGAGGGCCACAATTTGGAAATTGATACTTTTGAGGACGGGCTAGTAATGATGGAAATTGGGGTCAAGAGCTTGAGCGAACCCATCCAGATACCGCAGATCGTTCACGCGCAAATTGAGAAAGAGGTTACAGGCGATCCAGATTACAGCAATTACCAGCTTTACCGAAAGGCGAACCAACTCGAACCCGTAAAGAGCAAATTTCCTACAAGGAAGGTGATTCGTCAACTTAAACGCGATTACTTCACGCATCGAAACAAAAACAAGATATGATACCATACAACACAGATGAGTTTCACAAATACGTTTTCGATGCCCAGGTAAACGGCGGTTACACCACAACCCATTACCAAGGGCTTATAGCTTTGCACCAACGCGGCGCCCAGTGGCTATATGACCAGGGAGTGCGCACAGCTTTTGAGATTGGTTCAGGGCTTGGGTTCTTCCTAAAAGCAGCAGCCAGAGTAGGCATCAACGCCAAAGGCTATGACATCAACCCATACGAAAGGGAGTTTGCAATTTCTAAGGGCGTTGATCCCGCCGAATACATCCTAGGCGTTCCTGATCAGTTCGGAATTGATGGAGAGTATGACGCTTTTTACTCAACTGAGGTCTTTGAGCACATCGTTGATGAAACGCTTATTCCATTGGTGGAACAAATAGCGGAAAAAGGGAAGTTTTTCTTTTTCACCTCAACGCCAAACTACACCACTCCCCAGGCTGATGCAGAATGGGGCCACATCAACATTAAGCCCGTAAACGAATGGATCAAGTTTTTTGAGCAACACGGTCTTAAATTTCATTCCCTGAACAAAACCGTTTGCACTTGGGGAATTGTTATGACTGGCAAAAGATATGAGCTATGATAGCGGTTTTGATGATGTTCAAGGATGAAGAGGATATTATTGGGAAGTGCATTGACCATTGGGCAAAGCTTGGGGTTGATGCTTTTTATCTTTGCAATAATGGTAGTACGGATAATTCAGCCTTTGAAGTCTTGCAATCTCAATTGAGGAATTGCGCGCAGTTTACCATTACGCACACAATCAAAGAGGATTTTCCACAGCGAGAAATGATTAATTACTTAAAGGAACTTGCGCTCAAGGACGGCCACCAATGGCTTTTCCCGATCGATGCAGACGAGTTTTTGTGCCTAAATGCAACAGGATTTGAAACGCTCAAAGGTTGGATTATGGATCGAAACACAACCGAGGACGGGTATATTTACGGGCAATACCCGTACAAGAACATCATGCCCAATGGCGTTTCTTGGTTTGAGCCTGAACACAAAAAGTGTTACGGTCGCTTTTCTCCTGATTGGAATATAAGTATAGGCAATCATGAAATTGAAGGTGTAAAAACAACTGTCTGGGATGATGGGGGGGCTTACCTCAATCACTACCAATACCGAAGCTACGAACAATTTAAGCGCAAGAAACTCACATTCTTCAAAGCGTTTGAAAAGGCGGGCTACCTGGATCACAAGTTTGTAAAAGAGTACCGATTGTATCAAAAGCATGGGGAAGCGTACTTAGAGCAGATGTGGGATAATTTGTTGAGAGGGGTAACGGAGTTTGAATTTAAACCAACATGGCAATGATAAAACTGAGTAGCATAAAACCTAATCCGAACAATCCGCGCATTATCAAAAATGAAAAGTTTGAAAAGCTAAAGCGGAGCATTGAGGAATTTCCTGAAATGATGGAGCTCCGACCAATTGTTATTGATGAAAACAATGTGATCATAGGCGGCAATATGCGTTTTAAGGCTTTGCAGGATTTGGGTAAAAAAGAAGTACCAAGCTCCTGGATCAAAAAAGCATCAGAACTTACCGAGGATCAAAAGAATCGGTTTGTGATTACAGACAATGCCAGTTTTGGGGAGTGGGAATGGGAGGCCATAAAATCAGATTGGGACTTGGGCTTTGTTGCCGATTGGGGTGTTGATATTCCAGAGTTTGAGCCTGAAAAGGTAGAAGCCAAGGAAGACGATTATGAGATGCCCGACGAAATCAAAACCGATATTGTTTTGGGTGATTTGTTTGAGATTGGGGAGCATCGTTTGCTTTGTGGTAGCTCTATAAAAGATGAAGAAATAAACAAATTAATGGATGGCATTAAGCCCGACTTGGTTTTCACTGACCCTCCTTATGGAATAAAGGTAGTGAACAATACAAGTGTAGGAGGGGGCGGTGCAATAAAATTCGGAGGTAAAAAAGGAAAAGTAGTGGCCAGCACTAAAGGATTTTCTGAAATAATCGGCGATGATACAACTGGAACGGCAAGTGGATTTTATGCAGCATGTAAAAGGCTTGGGTTTAAAAACTTCATCATTTTCGGAGGCAATTATTTTACAGATTTTTTACCCCCTTCAATGGGATGGATTGTTTGGTACAAGAAAAACACTGGCAATTTTGCAGACTTTGAGATGGCATGGACTTCTTTCGATAGGGCAGCTAGGCTTTATGAATACCTTTGGAACGGATTAAGCAGAGAAGGAAGTAGGGAGATTGAATTAAAAAAAAGAGTCCATCCAACGCAAAAGCCAGTCGGGCTAAATATGAATATTCTTAATGAATACCAATGTGATTTAATTTTTGATGGATTCCTTGGCTCCGGCTCAACAATGGTCGCCGCGCACCAACTTAACCGCAAATGCTACGGTATGGAGATAGACCCAAAATACTGCCAAGTGATAATCGACCGAATGTTAAAGCTTGACCCTTCACTAAAAGTATTAAAAAATGGCAAGCCATACGCTCACCCAGGAAGATAGGGACAAAGGAAACGCCACACGCAAAGCCAGAACTGCAACACAAAAAAAGCAGATGCTTGACGCTTTGCGTACTACGTTTGGACTGGTCAAACCAGCAGCCGAGAAAGTTGGTATTGAGCGCAGCACACACTGGCGCTGGGTCAACGATGATAAAGAATACGCAGCCAAGGTTTTGGAGATACAAGAAAACAACCTGGACTTTGTTGAGATGAACATGTACAAGCAGATTGCAGAGGGCAACCACACGCTTATCATGTACGTCCTAAACAACAAAGGAGCTTCCAGGGGGTACGGAAAGCGACTACTTGAAATGGGCGTTGGAACAACTCAGGAACTTGCAGACATTCCAAAAATAGTATGGGTGAAATCCGAGTAAATGAAAAGTTTGCCCCCCTCTTTGAAGCTCCAAAAACTCGCTATGTCCTACTCAGTGGTGGCCGTGGTGCTGCTAAGTCTTTTGCCATTACCCTTCTTTGCTCTCGCATTATGGCAGAGCACCACAATCAAAGAATCTTGTACACCCGCTACACAATGGCGGCGGCTAATGATTCGGTAGTACTGGAATTTGCTGAAAAGATCGACATTCAAAACCTTCACCCCTACTTTACCCAAAAGAAAAACGATGTGTATTGCGGCTCCACAGGATCAGCCGTATCGTTCAGGGGCTTGAAGTCCGGTTCCAAATCCCAAACCGCAAAGCTCAAATCAATAAAGGCTAATATTTTTGTATTGGATGAAGCCGAGGAATTGACCGACGAAGAAGAATTTGACAAGATTGATCTTTCGATCAGGGACAAGAATAAAACAAACCTGATCATCCTCATTATGAACCCGACGAATAAAAACCACTGGGTTTATAAGCGTTGGATTCAAGACACCAGGAGAACGGAAATAATTGACGGGGTGCCTGTCAGTATATCCACACACCAAGACGTGACGCATATCCATGTCACGTACCTGGACAACAAAGAGAATCTTTCAGAGTCATACCTACGTAGGATTTACGACCTCAAAGCCAACAACCCAAAGAAGTATGCCCACTACATCATAGGCCAATGGATCGAAAAAGCCGAGGGTGTAATTTACGAGGATTGGACAGAGGGTGATTTTGACGAAAAGTTGCCGTATATTTACGCTATGGACTTTGGGTACTTCCCTGACCCGCTTGCACTTGTGAAGATCGCAGTTGATCGAAAGCGGAAAAAGATTTATCTGAAGGAGCTGATTTATGAAACCGAGCTTTCAAACGAGGGGCTTCTGAGGATGATGACGGAGGCGATACCAGATAAGAGCAAGCCCATTGTATCAGACACCAATGAAAAGCGGACGGTGATGTTTTTGCGCTCTAAGGGATTCAGGGTGATTGAGGCGAAGAAAGGGCCAAACTCCATTATCCAGGGCATCAAGGACATGAAGGATTACGAAATCATTGTCACGTCCGATAGCCCCAATATCAAAAATGAGCTTGATAACTACGTGTGGGCCGACAAGAAAAGCGACACCCCAATTGACCAATACAACCACAGCTTAGACGCTGGGCGGTATGGGTTCACCTGGATTGTAAAGCATGTTCCAAGGCCGGGGGAAATGAAAACAGGTAAAGGATAAATCAAACATAATGGCAAAAGTCAAAACCGAAATTGAGCAAACAGGTGAAGGCCAAAAAAGCGAGTGGGTACACCCAGAAGCAGAGGCAATATTTAACGCCCTACTTGGGGCCTACGAACACGCCAAAGAAGCAGGGTTTAGGGCGCAATTCTGGCGCTCAATGATGCTTTCCCTGGGTGAGTTCTACATTGCAGACAAGCCGCGTGTGGTGGAGTTCTTTTTGAATCAGGAAGGGTTAAACCAACAACCCAAAGAAATACCCGCAAAGCCCGCCAAAGCAGCAAGCGAGTACAGAAAGGAACCCGATTACTCAGCACAGGCCGGACGGGAAACGTCGGGTAAATGTGAATCTTGCGGATAATGAGAGAGGTAATACAATCATCGGAGCTTATCCACATATGGAAATGCGAACCTTGCCCAGCAGGAGACACTTTAAGCGGAGGCGAAAGGGTTGCAGCACTACTAAGAAATAGGTTGATAGAAACAACTGAGAATGGATACGTCACCACCGAAAAAGGCAAGTACATTGTTCAGCGTCTAATTGAGCATTTGGATAAACTTGAAATTACGTTAGTGACTGACATTATGGTTTTCACGCCTTCCAAACTCATAATGCAAGGATGATTGCAAAGCTATCCACCGGGGCCACAATTAACCTACCACTTACCGCGCATGAGGTCAATTGGGAGGCGTTTTGCGACTTCAAAGACCAGGAGCAGGAATACTTCAAAGCGCAGGAAGACGAAGACAGCCAGGCCGCAATAGTTTCAATCACCAGGGCATTGGCTTACGTGTACGGGGATTGGATTTTGGATTTACCGTTCTCGCTTGATGAACCCATTGATAAATTGTTTTTGGACGGCTTTACTGTCACGCTGGGCGACGATCTATCTATCATGCGCCTATACGCACACCTGAACACAATTATTAACACCTTCAAGCCTGAAACACTCAAGGACAAAGTTTTTAAGTTGGTTGTAAGTGGCGAAGAATACCAACTCGACCAACTAAAAGCAGCCAAGTTTTTGACGCTGGAAGGGGTGAGCACGGGAGAAGCAATAGAGGTTTTGGAGTTTCGACGCATTGCCGAAAAGAATCTGGAAGAAAAAAAGTTTGCCCTGGGCAGTATGGACTTCACGTTAGGACTGCGAGAGCTGGCAATACTTGTACGCAAAAAAGGGGAGGCATTGCCATGGAACCGGAAAGAGTTGGATTCTTTTCTCAACGACAGGATGCAAACTTTCCGAACCGTAACTGCTGGCGAGGTGCTTACCCTTCGTTTTTTTTTGATCAATTCATACTTGCTTTGGCTGCAAAACCAGACTACCAATTCTTCTGGAACGGTTCGCCATATCAAGGTTCAGGAACTAAAACGAAAGAAACCAGGGATCGTGAAGCGGCGGCGCGGGAAGCGTTTGAGTTGATGGGGTGGCGCTTGCTACTTGATGCAGCGCTACGGGAACAATGGTACATTGGAGGAATGGAAGCACTTTGGAAAAGCGATTTTGAGGACTTTGTTTTTCTTACTTCACTTAAAAATTCACGGGTGTGAAAGTACTAACCAAGGCTGATTTTATAGCCATTTGCCGAAAGATCGTGGCCCAAATGGCAGCACGGGAACAGAACAAAAAAGGAGTGCCTCACCGGGTCAACTCCTTTGCTGCTTTTGTGGATGATATGCAACCAAGCGTTATGCACCCGTCATTGGGGGCCACATATGGCGATTACAAGGCCGGGCGGTTCTTTTCGCGTAATTGGGACGCGGCGGGGTCTGATCCTTCAAAGATGGTGTTTGAATACCCTGGGATTGTGATACAGGAAATAGGAGCTTACACTAACTCTATCAAAAGCGACAGGATTTTTATTGATGTAATGGTAGTGGCTTTTGATCGGAACACCTGCGAAAATTGCCCACCCGAAGTACTGGGAACCGAAAGCACTTTTGAGAATACGCTGTACATTTTGCGCTCGTTCATCCGTCAATTGCTGGATCATTCGGTATTTGCTTACACTCAGGGCGAATACTGGCAAACGCCTGGGGAGTCTGCTTGGAAGATCGCCAATGAAGCAGAGGAATTTACGTATGAATTTGAGCCTGGGGAATGGCTTGAAAACTTTATTCTTGCCCCTGAACGGTGGAAGTTCACCAAATACAGCGACGGGGCCATAAGTGGCGCAAGAGGATATGCAGTTGAATTTACGATCCAGGTATGTGAAACCATTGAAACCCGAATGAAGTACAATGATCCATTCACTCAAGTTGTACCCGTCACAAAATGCGAGTCATGCGGATAGTCACGTATCAGGAGTTGGTAGGCATCGCCCTAAACGCCGTGGAAAGCTTGGTTGAAAAAGGCAAGGACGAATTAAGGGAGCAGGTCCACGTTGCAACAGGCCGAGGGATCGCCTCGTTAAAGGCAAAAGTTGTCGGAAGTGTCGGAGATACTTTGCGCATTGGCATTGAGGGCAATGATTACCTACTAGATTTGGACACAGGAATACCAGCGAGTAAGGTAGACACAAGCGCAGCAGCAGAGGCTAGATTGTTGCAGTGGGCTAGGGTAGTAAAACCTGGGCTTTCGGAGTCGACCCTAAAGCGGTTTACATTCCTAACGCTGAATAAAGCCGCTGTATTGGGCTTTCCATTGCCTGGTGCCTTTGCATTCACCAAGAACGGGCGGCGCACAGAGTGGATAAAGTTTGGGTTTGAAATGAATGCCGAACGAATCATTGAGGAACAATTTAAAGTCTTTGAATTGCTGGTGGAAAACTTCGATGAAATCTACCGCGAAGCAATTGAAGAGGCTCGAAAAATAGCAGCATGACAAAGGTTCTGGTTTACGAAGTCGAGATAAATGGGATAAAGACGGCCATCAATAGCCAGGCCGATTTGGCAAAGGCCATCAGGGACACCACAAAGGCCCGTCAGGCGGAGAAGTTCAACACCGACGAATATAAGCGGCTTGGAAACCAGATCGCAGCGCTCAAGACAATACAGCAAGAACAAAGGCAGGAAGAGCGCAACGCCATCAACCAATTCAAACAAAATGCGGATCAGGGCAAGAACTCTTACCGGGCGCTGAATGCCGAATTGGTAAGGCTTCGCAACTCCTACAAAGACCTGACAGCAGAGGAAAGACAAGGGGCATTTGGTGAGCGCACCATAAAGCGAATCCAAGAGCTTGACCGGGAATTAAAGGATATTGACGCAAGTTTGGGACAATTCCAACGCAATGTTGGTAACTACGGAGAAGCTTTCCAAGGCGTATTCACTCAGCTTTCAGGGTTTGACATTGCTGCATTTGCCTCAATTCCAGGTGCAGCCGCAGAAATAGGGCAAGCCCTTATTGGAGCCTTGCAAAATGTCTACGAATTGGTGCAAGGCATACGGCAATTACGGGGCGAAATCTCAACACTTACCGACGCATCCGGGGCAGAGTTAGACGACTTCACCGCACGAATAAAAGGCGTTGCTGATACCTTCGGAGAGGATCAAGATAGGATCATTGAAAGTGCCAATGCTGTTTCAAAGGCTTTTAACATCACCTTTGGGGAAGCCCTAACTAGGATCGAAGAGGGCTTTGTTGCTGGGTCAAATGCCAACGGTGAGTTCTTAGACACTATTCGAGAATACCCACGGCTATTCCAAGAAGCTGGACTAAATGCGGATCAATTTTTCAGGGTCGCCAATAGACAAGCCACCGAGGGCATTTTTTCCGACAAAGGAGCCGACGCGGTAAAAGAAGCGGCTTTGAGCTTGCGAGAACTTACCCCCGCCACGCTCAAGGCCCTGGAAGGAATAGGGATCACTGGCCAAGAGATACAGCAGATTATTGGAGAACGCGGTATTGGTGGAGCCATTGCAGAAGTAGCCAAGCAATTGGATACAGTCCAGGAAAATGGCCCAAAGGCCGGGGCGGTGCTTGCGGATGTATTCAGAGGCGCGGGTGAAGATGCAGGGATAAAGTTTATCAAGTCCCTGAAAGACGTTGACACCGCTACCCTATCGTTGATTGATACCACCAATGAGTACCAGGTCGCACAACTCCGAACCCTTGACGTAAATACCGCATTCAATCGAAAGGTCGTAGAAATCAGCGAAGCCCTTGGCGGGGCCGGGGCCAACTTAAGCGACCTTGCCACCGTGGCCCAAACCCAACTACTTGACATTCTTTTGCAGGTCATTACAGCAGGTCAGGATTTGATCGAAACATTTAAGCCCCTGGTTGATCTGATTGGCGATTTTTCCAAAACCATAGGCGTAGCAAATGAAGAGTCGAGCGGGTTTGTAGCCACTTTGGATTTGTTAAAAAAAGCGGGCGACCTGGTAAGGTTGCCTTTCGATCTGTTACTAAGTACCTACAAAGCTTTTTTAGGGCTGCTTGATTCTTCCAAGCGCAATGTAAATAGCTTTCTTGAGACACTTTCCGCACCCATCACCCGCCTATTTGGAGCACAAGAAAAGAGCGTAAAGGGGCTAAAAACATTTATTGATCTTGCTAATACCGGGAAGGGTGAAGTCTTTCAATTTGGCAAAGAAACAGAGACAGCAGCTAATAAAATTGACAAGATCGCCACCAGCGCAACCAAGGCTAAAAAGGTTGTTGAAGAATTTGGCAAAGGGTCGCTTGCTTTTTTACGGGGCGAAGTGTCAAAGCTGGAAAGGGAAATTGATAAAGCCGCCCCAAAGGATCAACCCGCACTTTTTGAACGCCTGTTTTCAGCAAAAGACTTACTTGCCAAAGCCGAAAAGGAACAAAAGGCACTACTTGACAATCTAACCGGATTCATCGGAGAGGCACAAAAGATACAAGATGCTTCACAAAGAACCTTTCAGCGTACCCAAACCGTAACTGAGGATGGGGTTTTAAAGCAGGTGCAAACGGCTGAAAAAGGATTAAAGGTAGTTGGAACAAGCTTACTTGATCGCCTTGCCGATCTTGGAAAAGAAATTGGAGAAGGCGTACAGCAGTCCACCACAAGTACCAGGACAGATTTAGAGGTGAGTCTGGACGCACTACTTGAAGAGTTCGGAAACTTCTTTACCTCTGGCAGATTTTTCGACACACTCACTGAGGCCGGGGCCGCAATCTCTGGCCTTGCTAGTGCTCGCAACGAATCCGAATTAAACGCCATTGAAGAGCGTTACGCCAAAGAAATTGAGCTTGCAGGGGATAACACCAAAAAGAAAGAAAAGCTTGAAAAAGAGCTTGCAGCAGAGCAGGAACGTATCAGAAAAAAAGAGTTTGAGCAACAAAAGAGATTCAGGATCGCCGCCGCTCTGGCTTCGCTGGCATCTGGTACGGTCAATATTTTGTCAACGCCTTCAACTATTCCTGATCCCTTTGGGACTTTGTTTAAGTTGGGGCAGATCGCGTTTTTGACATTCACTACTAGTTCTCAAATCGCCCAAATCAGCGCCCAAAAAGCCGCCAAAGGCATGATCATAAAGGGGCCAAGCCACGCACACGGGGGCGTTCCTGTTCAGGTAGGGAACCAAGTCATTGAAGCCGAGGGCGGGGAATGGATGGGAGACGACGGCCAAGGAGGCACCGCAATAATTAACAAGCACAACACTGGCCGCTACTACCCTATCCTCAAGAAACTCAGCGCGGTAAACTTCCCAGGCAAACGGGTTGTATTATCTGCCATAAATGCCGACCGTGGCTATGGCATAAAGTTTGAGCAAGGGGGATTATTGGAGCCCAATTTTTCCAAAATGAATGTGGGTGTTTCGGGAGGTATTAGCATCGTTTCAATAGATGCGAACTCGATTCAGAATATGGCCGCCGCCGTTGGAGTTGGAGCCAAACGAGGGGTTGAGGCCGGGCTAGTCGTAGCCAACCGAGAAAATGAAAGGATTGCAAAAGCCGAAGAAAAAAGCAAGATATGAGTTTCACCATAACACAGCAGCCAAGCAACACCGTACCGCAGCCAAAGAGCAAGTACCTGGAATGGCTGCTTAGCACAACGGATTTTCTGAATAGTGCGGATGGATTCGCAACCTTCACCCTGACATTTGACGACGGGGCCGAAGCTGACGCACTTGAGGTGATTGTAGTGGATTCTCTTTTCACCACCGATTCAGCAGAGCCTTACACCGCGCTTACCTATCATCACGAAGCAGCCAAAGAAGATACTGCCGCTAATTTTGCCGGGATGCTTAGTATCAACCCTGATTTTCTGGATTGGGTAGTTACTTATGCCGGGGGTGTAGTGACAGCCACAAGGTCAAAACCTGGCGCTCTTGATCCTTTCACCTTTGTATTTTCCGCACTCACCAACCCGCCAACAGTTTCCAGCACCAACGGCACCACCGAAAGTAGAAAATCTAAATTTGTGATTTGGGATTTGTACGCAGATTCAACGCGAATCGTGGGCCGGAAAAGTGCGGCAATTGACCCCAGCGGGGTAAATGGGGTTTGCTCAATCAAGTTTGACCCTGCTTTCCTGTTCAGCACCTACGAGCCCAAAACAGATTTGATCTTTTGGGCGGAGGATAATTTTTACCTGGACATTCTTTTTAAGGCCGCGCTGATCAATCAAAACAGCATTTGTCAACAAGACGTGGAGGAAGTTGTACAAGGTGATGTGTTTACTTTGGTCAATTCCATATTTCAACCCACCGACCAATTGGGGTTTGCACCGTACACAAGCGACGTAGGCGATGTTGGCCCTGGTGATCCGCTTGTGAAGTGGGTAACAGGCAATCCCTTGCGACGGTATTTGTGCAATGACTTCTTTGAGTTGGCTGGTATTTACTTGGTCAATGACGGGTCATGGCGAACGGTTGACCCTTTCCTGATTGAGTTTACAATCCACATCGGAGAAACCACCGAAACCGTGGCCGCTTCACCGGACACCGACGCGCACAGATTCTTTTTTGTGCCTACTGGCACCCTCAATGGGTCTTACTCAGGACTACTTGAATTTGCCGATAGTGTAGATATTCAGGTGTTCGCCTTTACAGATGCTGATGAGAAAATCGCGTATTCGGAAAAAATGGTCAGAACATTTTCGCACCAGGATTGCGACTGCAAAGAAGTGATCATTTACCTGGGCGATTTGGGAAGTTTTGACAGTATCCGCTTTGGAGAACTTCGAGCACTCAACCAGGGCGTGACGGCATCAACCAGAATCTTTGAACCAGGGGGCCGTGATTACGAAGACCAAATACAGGACGTAGCTCGTGTGGACACCATTACTGATGCTCAAAACGAATTAGTATACATCTCAGAACCCATCAACGAAATCAACCGTGGCATGTTTGAGCAATTGCAGCGCAGCCCACAGATTTACCGGATAAAGCAAGTAGAAACGGATTCAGGAACGGTGTCGAAGTTGGAACGTCTACAAATGACCAGGGGTAATTTTGTAAACATGAACAGGGGAGGGGATAAGCGATTTGAAGGCGTGTTTAAAAGTGCATCCGGTACAAAGTGGCACAAATAAAAAAGGGGGCTATTAACCCCCGCAGTGACATGTTTACCCTATGTCTAACATCTTCTCATGAAAAAAAACTTAACCTCATAATTCACAACGACACAAATCTACACCAACGAAATGATAAAAGCAAAGAAAATTTCTGGCATTCCTGCGCATTTACTGACCGATGGTGAGTTTTATTTTGATTTGCCAGAGGATTACGGCATTCGCAAGTCAAAGAGCCGTAGCGAGCTTGATACTGAGAATAAGGTAAGCCAAGAAGTTGCTTTGTCTTTTACGCTTCCACGCAGCCCAAGCAATGACTATTTCTTTGATGAATACACGGGGGCAATTGAGGTATGGGTTTGGGACAATGGCGAAATCTTGGAGTTTGACGAAATCCGACTGGCAGAAACCAAGGACGAAGGTTACGAAGTAGAAATATACGGCTCAAATTGGGCTGAAAAGTTGCAGCGGTTACGAGTTCGGGACGTGGATTTGGGCGAATTTGAGTACACAGATGCAGAAATTGCAGCGGCATGGAGTGATGAAACGATAATGGCCACCCCTACCCTAGCCAGTTACGGAGGTTGGAACCAAGAAGGAAGCGCAACGCTCAAGGATTTGCGCATATGGTTTAACCTCACTAAGGTCATGCGGGCCTGTTTTTGTGCCATTGGCTGGCAGTTTGAAAGCAGTGTTTGGGATGCATGGCCCTTTAATCGCCTTTATGGGTACATTTCAGGGGAACATTGGTACAGTTACGACGGCAAACAAGACCCTTTACGGGTAACAGTGGCTAACAATTCGCAGATTGATTTTCCTGGCGCTCAAGATAGTTTGATCTTTCCAGATACGGTTTATGACCCCTTTGATTTGTATAACTCCCTGTTTGCCCCTGGCGAATACCTTTACCCTCCAGCGGGGCAAAGCGACATTGATTTGCATTTCAGGCTGACGGGTTCTATTGTGTTACCTGCAACACCCGCAACCGACCCCGCTCCTACTTGGTCATTGCTTTTATACCAGAATCGCCCAGCAACAGAGGAATTATTCTTCCCTTTTGTGGAGCAATACCAGGGCATACCAGGCGAAGCCCAAACCATTACCCTTGATATTGACTTTAGAATCGAAGGCGTACAGGCCGGGGACTCATTCGGCATCTACGTTGAGTATGCGGACAAGATCACACCAGGCGGCATTGATTACCCTTGGACGCTGAACTTGGGAGGTGAACTGAGATTTGAACCAGACCCACCCCGCTACATCGAACACGACACCATCAACTTAGGTGACCT